AATATCCTGAAGCTCCTTCTGAAGAACAGATGCAAGCGGCTTTAAGTAAGAATGCGAAGCGTAAGGCGAAGAAGCTGAAGAAGCAACTCGCAGCAGAAGCTCCCAAAGAGTCGCCTGCAGAAACGTCACAGGTTCCGATTGTCACCATCACGAAAGAGGAATATGATAAGTTCAAGAAATTGGAAGAATCACAGTCAAAAAACGTGAAGGTGTCAGCCAAGTCCCAGCTGACACAATCGAAGGGCGAGATTGGTTCTCAATAGAGGACACGAAGTTAAGTAGTTTAAGTGGACATCGAACAGAGCACAAATATTATAAGTGCCTCGATTTAACTGGAACGAACAACTTTGGTCCTCCAGATTTGAGTGCTAAAGCCGAAAGGCGCTCTTTTAATGTGCATTCTAAAATGTTCAATCACAGTGCTGAACCAGACGGATTAGTCAAGCAGAAATATCTGCAAATTGGCGAAAAGATGTATGCAGCATGCAAATGGACGCTACCAGATGACTTTCTTACGTATGCTCATGTGTACAGGATAGTCACTGAGGCGTCTTATGCGATTAGTGATAAGAACCCTGGTAGTCATTATACGAGAGATGGTTGTACCACAGTAAAAGATGTGATAGCTAAATATGGGGTTGATGCTATTGCTGATGCTGTGATGGAACAGATCTATCGTATGTTGGAAAAGCCAGTTGATGAATGCAAGTATGAGAGTGATGCCCTTAGACTCTTCATCAAAGACCAGGCGCACAAGAGGTCGAAGATCGAGGAAGGAAGATTTAGAATTATCTTCGGAACCGGTCTTGTCGATCAGATGATTGACCGAGTGTTATACGGAAACATGTTGGTACTTGAGAATTTAAAATTCAAGGAATTGCCGAATAAAGTCGGGTTTTCGTTCAGTAAGGGTCTCACTGATTGGCTTGTGCGCAGTTGTGGTGCTGACAACAAGAAGTGGGTTAGTTTTGACAAGAAAGCTAACGATTGGACTGTCGCCGGATGGCAGATGTTCTGGGCTCGCGAGCTCGATGAACGTCTGCTGGTGGAGACGAATGAGTCGAGAAAGCTTTTATGGCGAGAGTTATCATTACGACGTGAAACTGCTGTTGCTTATGGAAAGATTGCATTTAGCGACGGCACTGTCGTAAAGAAGTTATTACCTGGTATTATACCATCTGGTCGATTGCTGACGATAAGTCGCAATTGCAAAGTGGTTACCATGGAACGCATCTTGTATGATATCTCTCGCGGTGTCGAAACACACTGGCGCGATTTAATCTGCATGGGAGATGATTCTGTGCAAAAAAGGATCGGCGATCCAGAACACTTCGTTAGATGGCAGAAAGAGAATGTTGGGTGTAATTATACAGTTGAGAGTGCGGTAGATTCATTTGATAAGATGAATTTCTGCAGTACAGAATTTAAGATGGATCCTGTAACCAAACAATGGGTCCCTGTACCTCTCAATTGGGAGCTCAACATGCACTCTCTCTGCCATTTGGAGAAAAAGAAAGTGAGGGAAGTGGCGTCTACCTTGCGCTCACTATGCTCACTCTATGCATACCATCCGAAGTTCGATGAGTTGTACAGATTAGCGCATAAACTCGCATATGACGAAAGTCAAGAGTGGGTTCAGTTGCGTGAAATGCAATCCAACGATGAAGATGGAAGACAATACATAGCTCCAATGTCTGTCGAGCATCTTAGAGGTATAATTACGGCAGCGGAGAGCGCTAGTGACGATGTGTGTGAACACGTTATTACCGGCGCGATTTCGCAG